TTTCCCGCATACGACAAGGCTGAAGTACTTTCAGTCAGAGAAGAAACCAATCAGGAGGAAATATCCATGGAAAACACAACACCTGATTACACTTCAGCAATTGAGGAAGTTCGTAATCACGCAGAAGAGTTAGAGCGTAGACTTGATGTTATTGCATCAGAAAAGTCACCACTAATCTCAGTACCACAATTCCGTTCATACGGAGAATATGTAAAGGCAGTAGCAGCAGGAGACCTTGATGCTCACCGTACATTTACAGGAGCAGACTCAGCAGATTCAATCATGAAGAACGCTTGGGTTTCAGATACAGTTCGTATCGTAAACAATGGTCGTCCAACATTCAACCTATTCTCACGAGGCCCATTGCCTGCAGACGGAATGAATGTGGAATACCCTATCATCAATACCAACACACTTGCTGTTGGAGACCAAGCAGCAGAAGGCGATGTACTTGACTACGGTAAGTTGACTCTTACTTCAGCAACTGCACCAATTAAGACATACGGTGGTTACACAGATATGTCTCGTCAGGTTGTAGAGCGTTCATCAATCAACTATGTTGACACAGCATTCCGTGCAATCGTTGCTAAGTACGCAGCAGCAACAAACGCAGCAGCAATCGCAAAGGTTACTGCAACAGATTCTACATTCAACCAAGTAACACTTGCATCATTTGCTACAGACGATGTTCTTGAAGCACTTGCAGATGCAGCAGTTAAGGTTAACCAGAACACTGGTCTACCACTTGAAGCAATCCTTGTTGGCTCAACAGCATTTAAGAACCTTGCTAAGTCAACTGATGCAGCAGGTCGTCCACTACTTTCAAATGTTGGAGCAACAGTTAACACATTTGGTTCAATCAATCCACTTGGTTTGACAGGAAACATTCTTGGTCTACCAGTTGTAATGGACCCAGCATTGGGTGTAAACGCAATGTACGCATGGAACGCAGCAGCGTTGACTTCATACGAGTCAGCAGGTGCACCATTCCGCTTGAACGATGAAGAAATCACAACACTAACAAACTCATTCTCAGTATACGGATACTTGGCACTTACATGTCAGGAACCACTTGCTGCAGTTAAGTTTAACTAATATTTAGAGGAGTAGGATTATGGACTGGACTGACCTCAAGGCTTATGTAGGTGCTTCATCTACTGATGATGCTTATGTAGAAGAATGCTGGGATACATCAAAGGATTTGGTTGCAAGTTATATTGCATCTACCAAAGTTCCTGTTGGTGTATTAAAGCGTTGCTACTTAGAAGTTGGTTCAGAACTTTTTCACCGTAGGAGTGCACCAATGGGTGTGTCTCAATATGCAACATATGACGGAGCACCGTTAAATACTGCAAGAGACCCACTTGTTGGTGTATATCCACTACTTAATAGATATATGGTGAGATTCGGATGAATATAGCAGGAGTAAGAAACGAACTTGAAAGTGCCATCATTCTTGGTGGTATCTCAAAGGTTTACAAGTTTGTACCAGCAAGACCAGTTCCTCTTTGTGCAGTCATGGAACCAGATATTAACTTTATTACAGTTTATGAAAATCAGTATGATGCTGATTACGCAACAAACTGGAAAGTTTTAATTCTTGTTCCTTATGCAACTAACGAAACAGAGACAGAAAATCTTGACGATACACTTGACACTCTTATACCTGCAATTTGGGAATACACATCAGCAAGAACATTAGTAGTAGATAAGCCATTTATTCAAGAAGTAAATGGTGCAAGGTTTTTAGCAACAAACATAAATATTTTAATAGACATTGAAGGAGGAAATTAATATGTCAAGAATTAAAGGCAAATCAATCGTATTTGAAGTTGATGGAACAGAGTTCGCAGGTTCAGTAAGTAATGTTACATTCTCATCTGCAGTTGGAACACTTGGTTTTGGAGACTATGTAGATAGTTTAGAGTTTACATGTGCTGTAACTGGATTTCAGGATACAGCAGCAGCATCACTACACTCAGAACTATGGGCAAATCCTGGAGCAACTGTAACAATATCATTTGCACCACATGGAAACTCAGTACCATCTGGAGCACAACCATGGTTCACAGCCACAGGTTATGCTGAGACTATACCAAATCTTGGTGGAGCAGCAGGCGAATACTTTGTATACGATATCAACTTTATTCTAACTGGTAAGCCAGCAAGAGTAGAAGCATTCTAAATAAATAGGTCGCTATGGCAGGAGTTAGTTTAACTATAAGTGGAACAAAAGAAGTAGAAGAAACATTAAATAAGTTTGAAAAAACTGTTAAAGATGCTAACTCTACTAACAAAGAACTTGGTTCCATGCTTGTTAAACAGGCTTCTGCCTTAGCACCAGAAAGAACTGGAAACCTTCGTAAATCAATTAAGTACGAGGCTACAGATAGTCAGGTTGTTATCTATGCAGGCAATGAAAGAGTAACATATGCTCCAATCATTGAGTATGGATGGCAAGCAGGCAACAGAGAACCAAATCGTTTCATTGGTCGTGCAGTTAACGACAATATGAAAACAATCGTGCAAAAGTACGATGACTTAGTAAATGATTCAATAAAGAAGTACGACTTAGACTAATAGGAGGCAGTAAAATGGAAAACTTTGATTTAATGAATACTCTGAAGTGGAAAGAACTTACAGAGGTAGAAGAATATTTAGATTTACCAATGGACGAATGGACTAATGCAAAGTCCAAGTCAAAATTAGCATTCGCAATGCAATATATGATGGCAAAGCGAAACAACCCAACCCTTACAATGGTAGAAGCCGAAGATATGTCAATTCAAGAGTTGACAGACCTTGCAGGAGTTGAATTCACTGTCCCAAAAGAAGTGAGTCCAGCCTAAACAAGATGGCTGAGTTCTGTGTACAAACAGGATTCACACCAGATATGTTTTGGGAACTAACACTGGAAGAGTACGGTGCAATTGTAACTGCAGTTAACAGGAGGAATAAAAATGGCTAATCAAATTAAGATAGACATTGTCGCAGAGACCTCCAAACTTACTACAGGTATTAATGATGCTAACGGCCAGATTGATGGCATGTCAAACAAACTTAAAGGGGCTGCTGCTGCTGCTGGTGCTGCAGCCTCTGCATTTGTTTTAAAGCAAGGTATCACATTCTTAAAGCAAGGTATTGATGAAGCCAAAGAAGCAGCAGAAACAATGCGAGCAGCCACAACAACATTTGGTGAAGGCTCTGTTGCACTTGAAAAGATTACTGCTGATGCTGATGCTTTTGGTAAAGCAATTGCAGTTGACAACGATGTAATTATACAATTAGCAACACAATTAGGTTCTCGTTTACCTGCAGATTCAAAAATCTTGTCTGCAGAATTAGTTAACCTTGCATTTGATGTTGAAGCATTTACAGGTGGTGCAATTGCAGCAGATGCTGTAACAGGAAAACTTGCTAAGGCATTTGCTGACGGACAATTAAAAGCAACAGAATTAACAAAGATATTTCCTGATTTGGAAGCATCTGTTTATGCACAAGCAGAAGCATTATCTAAGGCTGGAGATAATCAAGGTGCTCTTAATATTCTTATTGAAGCAGGTGCAAAAAAGTATGGCGATGCAGCAGAAAAGAATGTTACATCATCACAAAAGTTTGAAACAGCGTTAGCAGATTTGAAAGAGCAACTTGGCACAAAGATTCTACCAATTTTAGAAAAAGGAGTTGACTTCCTTACCAAGATGATTAATGCATTTGATGGACTTCCTGGCCCTGTTCAGAATGTAATTATTGGATTAACAGCACTTGTTGCAATTGGTGGAATTACTGTAACATTCTTAGCAAGCATGAAAACAGCAATGGTTACGCTTGGTATATCAAGTACAGCATCTGCAGGAAGCATTGGACTTGCAACAATAGCAACTAACTTATTAAAGATAGCATTGGCAGGCCTTGGTATTGGATTAGTTATTGCAGCAATCGTATTACTTGTACAAAACTGGGATTCAATTACAGCAGCAGTTAGCAAGTTTTGGGAAATGGTTAAAGATGTTATTCCAAAGGCTTGGAATAAAGTCATGGAACTAAAAGACAAAGTTGTTGGCTTTGTTGGAGATATAATTCAAGTATACATGTCAATCCCTGCAAAAATGCTTGGCATTGGTAAAGATATTGTTTACGGAATTTGGAATGGTATTCAATCAGTAGCAGGATGGTTAAAGACAAAAGTATTTGACTTCTTTGGTAATTTAGTTCCAGGATGGGCAAAGAAAGTTTTAGGTATTGGTTCTCCATCTAAGGTCTTTGCTCGTTACGGTAGATTTATTGTAGAAGGTCTTGCTGTTGGTATTGAACGCTCTGCTGAACTTGCTAAAAACGCAACAGAAGGTCTTGGACTTGAGACAATTGGTGCATTTGGAAATGTTGCACTTGCAACACCAAGAATATCAACTGCCAGACAAACTGGAAACCAAATTAATGTAACAATTAATGCAGGAGTAGGAACAGACCCTTATGCACTTGGTAGAACAGTACAACAAGCACTTAACAAATATAACACAATATCAAAATAGGAGGCAGATATGATTAACATGCGTGGTTTAGTGGTAGTTAAACACTTTACAGGTGGAGTATGGGTTGATAGCACAGATGGAATATTAAGCATTGATATTACTCGTGGTATCCCTCAATATGTTGGTTGCTGGTCGCAAGTACAGCCAGGCCAATTGCAATTAAGGTCAAGAGATTTAACATTAGCAGACATAGCATTGCAAACAAGAATTAGAATTGAAGTAGATGGTAGTGCAATCTTTACTGGAAAAGTATTTGATATTAATACTGAATATATTCCAAAAGATGATTCAATTGTTACAATAACATCATTTGATGAATTAGGAA